TGGGACCACTACGTACAGTACTGTGAGCAACGTATAATCAAGGAGGTTATGTATGAGTTATCTCAGAAGTATATCCGTGATGACGAGGCTCGCAAGGACGTATGTGCAGCTTTGCAGAAGATGATTGAATCGCATGATATTGCGATCTACAATTCTGCGGTTTTCGCTGAGGCGCGTTTCAAAACTAAGGTTAATGAAATGATAGCTCGGGCTAATTCAAGCACCTTTTATGATGGTGTTGGTGTCGCTGTGCCTGCGGGTGAGCGCATCACGCCGGTTGGTGAGTCTGGCAAATCCTACTTGGTGCGTTGCAGTGCGACGCAACAATCTGGGAGATGGGAGACACTTGAAGGAAATACAGAAATTTCGCGCACTCGCCTTGCCCTCAGGGACAGGGAGCTTGAGCGAAAGGGAGGGCCCATGTTGAAAGCACTTCTATGCTTCAATAGAGCGGACGATGTGGCAGAAGTTTATCCAACTTTATATGCTGCCGTTCAATCAGTGAAGACCATGGCTGCCATTGGCTATCAGGCTAATGAGAAGAAGCAGATCGTAAGCAGGCGTGCAGTTATTTACTTCCGGATTATATATGCGAATGGTTCGATGCGCGGGATGCCCGCGAGGAGTGTCTATTCGGTATTGACCGGCCCGCCTGCCAAGAGTGCTGGTAAGCTGCCCCATAACGTGGCCGTTATTAAAGCGGTTGCGACGAATTGCGAAAGGGCGGTACGCAGAGGTCTGGACCCCGGCCTTATGGTTAGGATCTATTTTGAAGTCTCAGCGTACTTCTCTTGGATTACGCTCCTCCTTGACCCGAACGGCCTCGGCCCAATAAGGTTTTCGAAGGATGAAGTTAAAGCCCTGTCGGGGAATAACGGTGTGCGTATTTCAAAGACTAAGCTCAGTTTTCGTATCCGGCGTCAGGTGCTCGAAGGAGCGCCGGTGAACGGAGGACTCGGAGTATTGCGACCTGGTACAACTTGGTATTCAAACAAGTGTAGTGGCTCGAAGCCAATGTTCACGAAGCAGCTTGTTGAGTTGCAGCGAGCATTGGATAAGGTCACCATGCATGGACCTGAGACCCCAGGTGCTGTCGAACAGGCGGACAGTGTTTCCGTCTATCTGGGTGAATCTTTGGGAGTTAAAGTGCCTCCTGAAGCAGTAGAACAATACCGGGCTGACCTACGGCAGGGAGTTATCTCCGCCGACGGGAGTGGGAGTTCGCACATTATTATGCGCAGACTCTCACTTTTGTCATGCTGTAGATGGCCTCGGAGGACACGAATGGGTAAGGTAACCCACGTGGCTGGCTTAAATCGAACCGTTTGTCAAGCCGTGCAGGAGGCAATCACCATACGAAACAATATCGCCAGAGCCAAAGAGGAGGGGGAGTTGCCGTGGGATGTGATCACTAAGCAATGTCAGGTGTTTAGCGGACCACCAGCCTATGGTTGCCTCAAGAAGCTCTGGAGTGGTTTTGGACAGTATGTCGTACGTCATCTACATGGTCACGAGCTCAATGAGTTCGTGGATGCGGTAATGCGATACGCCAGTACGACGCGCGAGCTTAGCACTGAACTAAGTGACGCGTTAGGTCGGAACTTTCTACTGAAATACCTTTTGGGCGAGTTTGAGCCCATCTCAATGGCCACAGTTCAGTTGCCGGCGGGCCTTCAGCAATTTGCGAAGGGCCTATTCCGCAACCACTTTCTTCAGCGCCTCGAGGCTTCCCGCGGAAGCATTACGAGGGCTGGGAATTGGCTAGAGACTCTGGAAGCCGATGTTATGTGCACTGTCATGGACGCGCTATATGTGTTAGCGCCTGAATTATTGTTGAATTGAGCAACTCGAGTCGCGAATCTGGTGCGCCAGACGCGTGCTCCAGGCAGGTCGCTGGAAAAGTTCCGGGCCGCCCTAAGC